GTTGCTGCACTGGTGCGGGTGGTGCTGGTTCAGCGGCGCGAATAATAGCTGGTGGTGGTGCGGCTATAACTGGCATTGGTTTGCTTTCTGTTTGAGGTGCAGGTGCTGATGCAGCCTGCGGTTGTGGTTGTTTTTGGTTTTCCATGCGCTGTTTGTAAAGCGGTGTGTTCTGGATAAAGTCAAGTGCGCTTTCCTGACCGCCTTCGCCAGTGCGTTTAACACGCGAATCATCCATGATATCGCCACCTTCGGCGTAACCTTCAACTTGACCGCCCTGCTCATATTTGCGTTTAATGTGAACATCGTTGTGGTCAAACACGACATAGTTGTGGGTTGGCTCTGCCTTATCGCCGCGAGATCCAGCATCCAGATACTTAATGCCTTTGATGCCTGCGCGGCTCAATTGGTCAGTTGCCCCTGCATACCCGTGTGGATGACCAGCGGCAATTGATTGGTAAAAATCGCCTGCGGTGCTGTCGTTGTTAATATGGTGCTGCGTTTTTTCCCATAAGGTTGGCATTTCTTTACGGGCGTCAAACAAGCTTTTTGTAATATGACTAGACTGCTCACTTAGCGGCTTATCCCAATCCAGCATATGGTGTGGGTGTGCGTTGATATGCACCTCGTACATGTGGCCTTTGTGAATGTCCCATTCTTTCCCTAGCATTTGTCCAAGACTGTTTACGGCATCGTAATACCGTTGTTTTATGTCTTTTCTTTCGGTCAACCCCGCATTTTTATGCAAATCCTGCATTGCATCATGTATTGCGTCATCGCCGGACAATTTTTTGTCCATTGATTGGGCCAATGCTAATTGAGCAAAAGATTTACTTCCCTTATCACGCCAATCAGGTTTTACACCTTCTTGACTTATAGGGTCGCCACTTAGTGCATCCCTGTATCCTTTGGCCACAGGCTCGTGCCCAGCAAAGTACAGCCCATGACCATAGGACTGTGCACCTTCACCCGTGCCAATCTTGCTGGTGTCAAACTGCTCAAAATCGTGCGGTGACCCGTGATAGGCGGTGATGCCGTCTTGCCCTAAATCATCCATTACATTTCCCCGTGGAAAATAGGATTGTGGCCAACAATGTGAATGCCGGGGATGCTAGCAGCTGGGTGCTGGCTATGCGGCATGCCACCACTGGCAAACCCTTGCTCTGGTGGCTTGGCCTTAGCTTCTGCCTTCAGCCGCTCTTTCTCGGCCTTGGCTGCCGCCTTTGCGGTTTCTTTTTCTACACGTTTCTTGTCGGCCTCCATTTTATCAATGGCTTCCATCGACATGTAGAGTTTGCCAGATTTGTGCAGATCAACGGCTCTAGTAGCAGCATCCGCGTAATCAGCTGGCTTGGCTTTTTCATTGGTGCCGCCAAACTTGCCTAGCAGTTCTTTTTCATGGAACCACAAAGCAGCTTGAATGTCGGCAACACTAATGTCTACGCCATATTTTTTCTTGAGAACCTGTTGAGCCTGTTCAGCTGTTGCTTGCTGAAAATTGCGTTCCGTATCATTGCGTGGAGCAGCAACAGAGTTTTCTCTGTTTTCAATCCAGTTCTTTGCCCGGCGGCGCAAATCTGACTTTTCATGGTATGCGCCTGCTTTTGTAATAGGGTTTGGAGAGCTATAAACATCATGCGTTTTATTTGCATGCTTTAACAGCTCTTCTGGATCGTTGTAGATTCGCTCAAACTCTTCACGCGGCATGCCTTTAAGATCTTGCCCATGTAGCCAAGGCTGTTCTTCGCCATTTTTAAGGACAGGTTTGCCACCAGACATTTTAGGCATTTGGTTTGATGTTGGGTCATTGTGGTGATCCCATTCGGCCTTAAACGCATCTCGATAGTCTTGATACTGTTTAGCCTCGGTTAGCGGCGTATGGATAAAGTTATGCCCTAACACCCGGTTCCATGTGCGGGAAAACCACAAATCTGCCGTCAGTGTTGAATAATCGCCGTGCAGATTGTTAATAAACGAACCGATCTTAGGCCCAAACACTGACCAACCAGTAACTTTTTGGTTAGCGGACCCTTTAACGCTCAAAGCTTCATCTGATAGACCTGTTAATGACTGGTCTGTCTTAAGCCGTTTCCTCCAATCAGAAACGGTCATTTTTGTATTAAAGACATCCCGCATTTTATCATAACCGTTCTTCTCAATCAGGTTATGAAATTTGAGCAAATTGCCCTCAATTGCATTAGTTTCTTTGCCAAAGGAACCTTTCAGCTTGTTTGTGGCATCAGCCAACGACATTTTGCCGTCACGCACCAGATTGTAGATGCGAGATGCCATAATTGAGTTTGAGTGAACGTCATTGCCCTGCGATGTAATGCCCAATACGGCATCAAACAGCATAGCCTTGTCTTTGTCCGTTTTGATCTCTGGAAAAATCTGGGCATATTTGTCTTTGGCTTTCTTCAAAGCCTCGTCATACCAGCCAATAGCTGACTTATCAGACGTTTTGACATGGTGGTTGACCTCGTCTGCCATTGTATTGGCAATCAAGTTTTTGGCCCGGTCACTGCGATCTTCTGGATCTATCTGGCCTTTGGCTGTAGCCCTGTTTTGCAAAGCATACAAGATGTCGTTAACGCTAGCATCGCCACGTGCGCCTGTAGGCCTAACGTCAAGCTTATCTTTGCCTGTCATCAAGCCAACAGTAGACCGATCATCCTGCTGTCTGGGATACATGCCATCCCGAATCATGCCTACTTCTTCGGGTGAGAGCCCGTAGTGTTCGCCGATTCGCTCTGGTGAGAGCCTGTAACCTTCTTGTGAGACGGCTTTGGCGTATGGGGCAAGGATGTTATTGACAATCCCTCGGAATAGCTCGGGTGATCGCTTGGTGCTGGCCGGAAGCCGTACTTCATCGCCAGTGCCTCCGAATGCGTCATGGAGATAGGTTTGTGCATGTTTCAAGTCACTTTCTGATCTAACGTGTAACCGATCCGGCATGCCAGTTTTATCGGCAATGTTCTTAACTTTTTGGAAAAAGTCAGGCATTTCGCTTGCATCACCGAAGTGTTTAAAATACGCGGCATCTTGATTTTTGGCAATGGTAAAATCAAGCCCATGCTCTTTAGAAGCTTGATAAATGTTATCAATGTCTTTTGCAGACAGCTTGCGGCCATTCCCAATATAAGCTGTTGGAATACCTTGTTGGATGTCAGGGTTATGGTGGGCATGCACTACGGCATCTTGACCAAACCCAAACCCTAGCATGCCGCGCAATTTGCGAGTGCCCTCTGGGGTCATGTTGTCGCCATGAATGACGTATGACGGCTCAATCTCGCCCTCCCATGAACCAGTGGTTGGTGTGATCTGCAAGTTATTGATGCCCGTGTGCTGCTCAACAAAATCTTTAAACGCTTTTGATTTAAAGATCTTATGTGTGTGCTGCACCAGCTTTTCCATGCGCGGGATCTGCTGGGTTGGTTGTTGGTAAGGTGGCGGTGTGTTTACACCCGGTTTACCCGCTGTTGCAGGAGTATACGGTTGCAAGCTTTCAAATTCGCTAGGCTGGTTGGGGTTAGCGGGTGGGCCACCACCTTTACCGGGCCGAGGCGATACAGTAAGGCCTTCGCGGTTTTCGCTTTGAAACGATTGCATCAGCCGTTGTTGATTTGACAATGGTGCAGGGCTTGGCAACGTCTGTGGGTTCGACAGCACCTGCTTGGCTAAGTTTACTGTATCGTCGGCCATGTCTTAACTCGGCTGTTGGAGTTTCTGGAGCATCTCGGGCGATACAAACCGCTTTACCAGATCCATTGTCTCTGGGTGCTGGGCAATCTCTTTTGCCAGCTGTGCAGCCGCCAACATCTCACGGCTCTCACGGTCCTTGGCGCGGTTCTGTGCCTCCAACTGCTCGGATGCGGCACGGATCTGCACTTCCTTGTGCTTCGTCTCGGAATCCATGCGGCGCGACTGAGCATCCATCATCTCGGCAGCCGACATGTGTGTGTCAGGCGGCCCAGACATCTTGTGTGCAACCTCCGCAGCCTTGGCCTTGGCCGACATCAGCGCGGCCTGTGCCTGAGCCTTCATCAGCTCTTCCTTTGGATCTGGTGGCGGTGGTCCGGGCGGTGTCATGAACCGCTGGTAGTTATCCCAGCCCATTGCATGCAGCTCTGCCTTCACAACCTCGACCATGTTGATGAACTGCGGTGCCTGCTGTGCCAGCTGCGACAAGGCATTGATCTTCATCATGCGCTGCATATGGCTGGCTGTGTTGGGGTCTGCCTGTGGCACCAGATGATAATCATCAAGGCACTTCAGGAACAGCTGTTCATCCCACGGCTTGGCAGGCTTCTTGTTGCGTTGCCAGAATGATTCGGGATGTTCCTTAAAGCAGTCAACCAACAGCTGGAACTCTTCGGCCTGTGCGGCATGCATGCGCTTGTGCACCGAGTTCATAACCTTGGTGGCCTGCTCAATTAGGGCGATCGTGGTGCCGACAGGCGCATCTGCCCGGCCCTCACCTACTGGCAACTCAGCTGTGCCGCCTACGCGCTGCCCTGTCTGCCGCATAGCCTCAATCAGCGTCATCAGTGTTGCCGAAGGTTCCTTGTACGGCAGTGGCATCACCACATCGCTAATAGGCTGGCCGCCTGTCTTGATCTGGGCACCGCCGCCCGGAGGCACACGGAAGATGTTGCTGTTCTGCCGTGACCCCACATCGGAATACAGGAAGCCGGGGAAGTTGGCATACATACCAGCATCAAGCAGCTCACGCAGGCCAGCAGTGATGGCATTGGTCGTGTTGCCAAGCATATGCAGCAGACCGATGTCGTAGAAGCCTAGTCCGGGGACAAACGGAAATTTAACGTACATCCTACGCGCTTCGGGTAGGTCTTGATCGTCTTCGTTGAAGTTGCGGCGGATCGCAAGGATTTGTTTCGAGGATACATCGATCGTGACCACATACGGGATCTCAAGGCCTGTAATGTCTCCATTGATCTTGTGTTCAAAGCCTTTGATGTCGAGTTCGCAGCAAATTTCATAAAGCTCTCTGTCGCGGTCCTCAGCTTGAAAGGTATCGGTTTGAACCCCTTGGATGTTGGCCTTTTCGAGCTGGGCCGAATCGGGCGTGGTTTGCATTGGCTGAGATAGTTGAACATCGCGGTATGCCCCAATGATCTGCATGCGCTTGACGACACTAGGCCGCATCATCACACGCTGGGTGATTCGTTTTGCGTTTGCCAGATCGGTTGCGGTGTTGTTGACGATGAAGTCCTCAGCATCAATTGATTCGCTGACAGGACGATTTCGTAACGGACAATAGTAGACCTTCTTTACACCAGTCCCGCCGAAGCCATACAGGAACAGCATGCGATCGGTGTCAGGGTAGTACTCGGTGGCCGTCACCGTCAGGTAGTGGTTCATGTCCTTCTCAAGTGCCTCGGCCAGATCATCCGTGTCTGGGCTGGCACTGTTGCCATCAATACGGACCTTCATCGGGCCATCGGTAGGCAGCAGCTCTGACCGGGCATTGGCTTGAAACCGCAGCACAGCCTCTAGCAACAGCGGATCACGCACCTTGCTCATGCCCTCGATCGGTGCACCGTCAGCACTGCCTTGCAGGCCCGGGATCTCTACCTTCAGCCCGAGCAGGCGCAGACCCTGTGCCCGTTCCTCAATCCATTCCTTGCGGCTCTCCATGTCCTGCTTGACGCCGCGAATCAGATCAGAGGCAATGCGGCCCAGCTCTAGGTCGTCGATCTCGTCCGCAAGGTTCTCGAACCAGCCGCCCTTCTTCTTGTTCTTGGCAGCCTCTTCAATGGGCTTGCCGTCCAGTGACACGCTGATTGAACCATCGCCATGATCAATACGCAGCACATTGCCCTGCTGGTCCAGCTCGGGCGTATCGCCTTTCGGGCCTTCCTGCTCAATGATGACATCAACGCCGTCAATGTTCACTGGCTTGGGCTCGTCGCCGTTCAGGCGCAAGTTGCCGCTAAGTCCGGGCGTAATGGGCATGGCTTATCCTTCAAATATACTTCCGAATACTATTACACTACTTTACCTAGATTGGGTATAGCGGTTTGTGATCGTTGTTACCACGGAACATCTTGGCCGCACTCATCTCCGCGTTCTTCTCCACAACACGGGTGATCATGCCCGTCTTACGCATGAAGGTCAGTGCCTGCACCAGCGTGTCAACAAGGTCGTCGTTCTTGCCTTTAGGAAAACTTTCACATTCGGTAATGACCATGTCAGCCCAGATCCTGAACTGGTTGCCTGCTTGGTCTAGGCAGGGCGCATAGATCAGCCCATCGGCCAGCAGATGCTGGATGGCATAGGCTCGTGCCACCTTGTCCAGTGCGCCGGGGTTCTCCAGCCTCACCTGCCAATCCTCATGGGCATACAGACGCCGCAGTTCCTGTTCGAGCGAATAGCCTGCCGCCTTGTTCTCGTTCAGGATGATATCGACTTTGTGGTCCTTGGCCATCTTGACCACCATCTCGGTCAGCTCGTGGAACTCCACTTTGCCCCGCCATGCATGCACCATCATGATGCGCGGCACGTCCTCGGTCTCCACACGTGCAAAGCTGGTGCTGACCCTGCCGCCCGGCCCTTGGATCGCGCTGATGCCATCTGGCTCTTCGAAGATGCCCCAGACCGTAATGGCACTGTAGTCGTTCTCTTGCTTGGTCGTGTAGGCTGTGTCCACCGACATGATGACGATCGAGAACGGCGGGTACTTGTCTTCGATCCACGGTTGGAACCACTCACGCTTGATGATGCCACCGCCTGCTGGTGTAGGCCGCTGTTGCAGCTGACCCGCAGCACCCGTCAGCAGCTGGGCTTCGAGCAGCTTGACTTCATTGTCGCCGAACCGCTCTTCCCACAGAAGCTCACCCTCGACCGTGCGCGGATCTTCCCAGCCGATCACCGTGGTGTACTTGCGCTCGGGCTCAAAGCGCATCGGCAGGACGAGGTGGCACCAGTCGCCAACCTCGCGTGATAGGATGTGCCCGGTGATGTCGCGTTCGCTCAAACGCTGCTGGATCACGACACGGCAGCCGCTCTTCGGGTTGTTCAAGCGGGTAGACCACGCATTATCAAACCAGTCGGTAGTGGTGTCGAGGATGGCGTCTGAGTTTGATTCCAGTGCGTTGTTCGGATCATCGAGCAGCAGGAAGTCACCGCCGAAGCCTGTGGTAGACGCGCCTACCGATGTGGCTATGCGAGATCCGCCCATTGAGTTTTCAAACCGCTGCTTGGCGTTAACATCGCCTGTCAGCTGCACATGCGGATACAGATCGGTATACATCTTCGAGGATACCAAGCGGCGGCACTTCACGCTGTCCTGCAACGAAAGGCTTAATCCATAAGACGCACACAGGAACTGAACGCCGGGGCCGGATGTCGGGCTTGAATCACGCTGTGCCCAGACCCATGCGGGAAAAAACGTCATGCAGATCAGGGACTTCGAGAAGCGCGGTGGGATGTTGATGATCAGGTTGCGGATGCCAGTGCCATCGACCATTGATGTCAGGTGATCGCACACAGCCTGAATGGCAAAGCCGCCTTCGACAAACTCAGCCGAATCAACCACGGGCCAGAAGTACCGCATGAAGCTGTAGAGGTCATCTTGCAGCTGGAAGGCTTTGAACTGCCTCAGTGTTTCTTTGACATTGATAGGTGCCGAGTTGCCAGTGATTCGTTCAATGCCCGGCAGCAGTACACCCTGAGATGTTTCACGTGAAACACTTTTACTCTTCATCGGGTGCTTCTTGCGCCTCAATGGCCAGAGACAATGCCTCTTGGATCTGGAGCATAGCATCAGGCGCAAGCGTCGATGGATCGATCACCTGCATCTCAATCTGCACAGGGCCATCACCAGATGGGCCAGTCAGCGACATCTTCTGCTCAGAGTACTTCTTAGGCGACATGCGGCCTGCAAGCCACTTGCGGGTGTCGATCTTGAGACGCGCAGCCGTAATTGCCTCATTGCTTTCGTATTCGGCATCAGCAATCGCAAGCATGTCATCGACCAGCGAATCAGCATGAGCCTCACGCGCACGGGCGTATTGGTCGCGGAACATTTGGTTGGCGACAAGCCATCTGAACACCGTAGCGCGATCAGGCATATGCGAACCAAGCACGATCGAGCGCAGTGATTCGCCCCCAGATATACGCACACAGATCTCGTCACCAATCTCTTGCGTGAACGAACTAGGCCTACCAATTGGCTTACCTACTGGCCGATCTTTTGGCCTATCTTTGGCTGCTTTAGCCATATCTTGCTTCCATTCGGTTATCTGTGGCCAAATGATCCAGTTCTGCTTGGTTCATTGGTCCATACTTGCTTAGTAAATCTAGGTGCTTGTTAACCATTAGTGGCGGCATTTCTGTGACTGACATACCATGTTTGCGGTAACTGTTTAGCAAATTCTGGCCTTGTTCTTTTGTCGCATCAGATGCCCATCTTGCTGCAAATGATACTTTTTCATTCACTGCAATCTTCCACCCAATATAAGGGGTACCGTCATGATGCTGTGCATGGTTAAAGCGTCCTAAAAATGCTTTGCCCTTCACTCCGTCTAAAAACTCAACTTCAGTGTAAACGGCCTCCGGGAAATTGTACCAATAGTTTTGCGTATGATCTTCCCGGCAGCATCTTACATATAGCACTTCGAAGAATGGCTTACGCTTCTCGTATACCCCTTTAAACGCATTAGCGTGGCCTGTGGCTGGCATTGCCGCTGTTGCCAGTACTGACCCTGCGCCTATCATTAGTTGCCGTTTGTTGAGCATTTGATGTTCTCCGTATATTCCGTATTTTCCGTACTTTGCGTGATTGATAAACGCCCAATATATCGATCATTCTACATCATTCGGGCTGTTTTGTCTGTCTGGCTGGACGATATGCACAGCTCCGCCCTCCGTCTACCCTCCCTCCCATCAGTGGACGATGAGCAGGATAACGGTATTGAGGGAAACTCTTGACGCTGTATAGCACAGGTGCCTTGACGGTTATGCCGCCTATCGCTTGGCCAGAACGCCTCCCTGACGGGCTACCGTCATCTAGGGGGTATGTAGACCTGTGTTGCTCCCTAAGCTGTTCAGCCATCGGGACCGTCGGAGGGTTAAAAACGGCAGCGTCTTATCCATGTGGTGTAGGTTCATGGCGAAACCTCATCACTGAACCATTGTGGATCACACTAGTGGTAACTCAATCAGCCGAAGCCGGGCTACCGTCCATTGTGTGACTTGTTGTTGGCAGTGGAAATTCGCACTTGAAGTCCGCATGTGATCGCGGTAAACATTTCGTGCTGAACCTTGTCATCCGCCAAGAAAACAAGTTTGGTTCAGTAAGCCCGGTTTGAGTTCAACTCACCGGGCTTTCTATTGCCTACAGTATAGTGCGAATCAGTCAGGTTCAATCCCTGCCGCTTCCTTCAATTGGTCATCAGCATACGATCGAAGCAGCTTTAGCAGAGCCCATGACAAAATATCATCCCGCTCCTGCTTATCCATTTCCACTTCTATGATTGCACCGCCATCTGGCAAATCAGTGATTTTTACAACTTGCATCATTCTTTCTCCCCTAGTGCTTTACGGGCTTCTGTTGTGTCGCAATGGGCAAAATTTTCAACGAGGTCTAACGCTCCGTTCAAGTATCCTTCAAGCAATTCAACCCGTTTTCGCAACCGTTCAATCTCGGTGGCGGCTTGTTGCACTGTTGGGTCAAGGCGGTAACGGTCACGCAGCGTATCGACAATATCCATCATTTTCCCTCCAAAGGCTGCAAATTGTTTTCAATTAAAACTTCATTGCATAACTGGTTAAATTTATCTTTCACCTTTTGGATTACATCATTTGACGTTTCATGTATTGGTTCATCTACTTTGCAAAACAAACGCCAACCACCCAAGACCTTTGGCTTGTATGAAACCCAAAATCCAATATACAAATCACCATCCCGCATTTGCATATCCGTTTCTGCGTTTGGATAAACTTTTTGAAGTTTTTTCTCAAAATTCCTGAGAGATGGCAACCATAGCGTTTTTGTCTTATCCATCAGTCTTTCTCCCAATGGATTTCTGATAGGTCAACAACCCTGACCAATCGATCATTGATAAAGTAACTTAGCTGTTTGGCTTGTTTGACTGACAGCATGACCGAATCAGTTTCCGTCTCAAGGAAAACTTTGTCACCGACAATGTGAACAAAAACACCTTGGGCCATACCGTCAGGCTCTAACCGATAATAGGGTGTGGGCTCTACTAACATCAAATTTACCTCATATGTGGTTTGGCTAACAATGTTTGGGCATCAAGCGGCTCCAGCTCTATCTCCAATGCTTCCCCGGCAATGACAGTTGGGTCATCAGTCCCGTTCAAAATCTGCATTAGAGCGTCTCTGAGCCGCTTATTATCTTTTCTGACTGCTACGGCGTTCAAGATGCTGTCACCTTGCTGTGCGGCCTTGTGCATGCGTACATTGTCCGCTTTGAGTTTGAGGTTCATCTGTTCGAGCAGGTTGATCTTGATGTCACGCCAATCAGGTTGATGCATTGGGTGCCTCTAACGGGTTAAATTGCCCGGCCCTCATGTCCTTTGCCAGTGGCAGGTAACGGCAATAAAACTCTGGGTGGTCGAAGCAGGCATCACACAACAGCCGCGCCAAAAAGATTGTTTCTGGTGGATATAACAAGTGTGCGTTTTTGCGTTCTTCGAGAAGCAATTCTGATAGTTTGCCATATCGGTAAAGCAGCTGACCGTCAGTAAGCATCTCGTTAATTGTTCCGTCAATGTTGGGCGTGGTGCCCACGTTTAGCATTGTTCTCGTACACATCAATCACCCAAAGTCTTTGCCAATGGCCATGTTGCGAAGGTTTTCAGCCAACCACAGCATGTCACCATTGGTCACATTGACAGCCGTGCCTTTAACACCGTCCGGGCAGTCTAGCATAAGCACGAAGCCAGTTGCCGTTTCAATGTGCTCCGAATCAGCACAATTCCGCAAAATGTCAGCGATGCTACCGATATGTGGCGATGTTATATTCTGGCGAAACTTGAAATTGATCACATTGTCATTGTCGGTCACTTGCGCCGCTCCTGCATCATGGATTCAGCCGCCAAATAACTAAATTCTGCAATGGCGTCCAAACTTTTAGGAGCCGGGCTAATTGCTATCAGTCCTGTCAACGCTGCCATCGCAAATTCATCCCGAAGGGTTTTCTTTTGCTGAGCCATTGCCAGTGAGTTACGCAATTCTGCAATTTCAATCTCTTGTGCCGATCGGTGTTTAGATGCGAACCCCCGGCCAGCAGCAGCTAGTTTGCTACGTTCGAGATCCGTCAATTCAATTCGTGCCATCTTGCTGTTTCCCTTTTGGATCATTTCGGTTGCAGGCTTTTAAAACCACTGTGCGAACAGTGTTCTTGCTTACGTTAAATTTCTTGGCAATTTGCCCGTAGGATAGGCCTCTTTTACGCAGGGCAACCATTTGTGCCCTGCGATTTACTCTTTCGATCTCATCATGCGTATGTGGTGCAGCCATGTTACGCAGCCTTTTTAGGACGACCACGGCCACGCTTTACCAGCTGGTAGCCATCCCTGTT